CTTGCAGCACGCGAAGGTGTCATTCCCAATGCTGGTCACAGAATCGGGGATCGTGACTGATGTTAGTCTCTCGCAGCACGCAAAAGCTGATTTCCCAATGCTGGTCACTGAATCAGGGATCGTGACCGATACGAGGCTTGTGCACCACGCAAAGGCGTAACTCCCAATGCTGGTCACCGAATCGGGGATGGTGACTGATGTTAGACTGTCGCAGCCATAGAAGGCGTCATTCCCAATGCTAGTCACGGAATCGGGGATGGTGATCGATTTTAGGCTTGTGCACCACGCAAAGGCGTACTCTCCAATGCTAGTCACTGAATCAGGAATCGTGACTGATGCAAGGCTCTTGCAGTCAGCAAAAGCTGATTTCCCAATACTAGTCACAGAATTGGGAATCGTGACCGATGTTAGGCTCGTGCAGTCATAGAAGGCAAAATGCCCAATGCTGGTGGCGGACTCAGGGATAGTGACAGATGTTAGACTTGCGCACCACGCAAAGGCGTAATCCCCGATGCTAATCACGGAATCGGGGATGGTAACGGATGCAAGACTTGAGCAGCATGCAAAGGCGTAATCCCCAATGCTGGTCACGGAATCAGGAATCGTAACTGATGTCAAGCCCGTGCAGCCATAGAAGGCGCGATCGCCGATGCTGGTCACGGGGCAGCCGTCGATACTGCTCGGGATGACAAGCTCACGCTTCCATCGAGCCGCTAGGCTCGTAATCGTTATTTTGCCGTTTGATTCGGTGTAAATAAACCACTCCTTCATGTTTTCCTCCTTTTCTTCTGACATAAAAGTGTTTAATATTTTCATAATGGGTTCAGCAACATGATCGTTCATCTTTTAACCCCCCCCCTTCCTTTGCAACAACATAATCTGCGTACCTAGGCCAGGCTGCTTTGTAGCTGGCAACCGATCCCAAAAACACGTAAATACATCGTCCGCTTTTGTTTTCGTCAAAAGCAGAATTGCCCAAGGCTGGCACGCTCGTGGCGTTTATCGTGACTGATGTCAAGCTCGTGCAGCCATAGAAGGCGTCATTCCCAATGCTGGTCACAGAATCGGGGATGGCGACCGATGTCAGGCTCTTGCAGCACGCAAAGGCATCATCCCCAATGCTAGTCACTGAATCAGGGATGGTGACCGATACGAGGCTTGTGCAGCACGCAAAGGCATCATCCCCAATGCTAGTCACTGAATCAGGGATGGTGACCGATACGAGGCTTGTGCACCACGCAAAGGCATCATCCCCAATGCTAGTCACAGAATTTGGGATCGTGACCGATACGAGGCTTGTACACCACGCAAAGGTGTAATCCCCGATGCTAATCACCGAATCGGGGATGGTGACCGATTTCAGGCTCTCGCAGCCATAGAAGGCGTCATTCCCAATGCTAATCACCGAATCGGGGATGGTGACTGATGTTAGACTTGTGCACCACGCAAAGGTGTAATCCCCGATGCTAATCACCGAATCGGGGATGGTAACGGATGCAAGACTTGAGCAGCATGCAAAGGCGTAACTCCTAATACGGGTCACTGAATCGGGAATCGTGACCGATGTTAGGCTTGTGCAGTCATAGAAGGCAAAATGCCCAATGCTGGTCACAGAATTTGGGATCGTGACTGATACTAGGCTCTTGCAGCACGCGAAGGCGTAATCCCCAATACCAATCACCAGGTAACCGTCGATACTACTCGGGATGACAAGCTTACGCTTCCGCCGAGCCATTAGACTGGTGATCGTTATTTTGCCGTTTGATTCGGTGTAAGTAAATAACTCGTTCATCTCGTCCTCCTAAGCAGCGATGAAGCAGCGCCACCAACCTTGCAATTCTGCAAAAGCCGCCTCTACCTTCTTTATAGCCCAAGAATACTCGGCCCGAAAATAGTTTCGTATCGAATTCTGTGTGTGGCGTTTGTCAGGATTGGAAATGATGTAATCAAGAACCTTCTGTGCTTCCTCAGAAAGTTCGGTGTTCAAACAATCGTAAAACTCAAGTGTTTTCAGGAAGGTGTCAAACAGCGAGGTATTTTCCTCGATCAAAGTGGCATCACCATAATCAAAATGAACAACATCTTTGTTCTCTCTAAAGTGCAGATCAGCGATTCCTTTCAAACTCCAACCAAGAAAGGTAGAGAAAGAACCTTTAGTCTCGTCATACCGATCTAAGACCTCGAAGAAAATCAAAAATCCATCGGAACAAAGCTCCTGGAAACTGAGTTCTAAGTTCTGCAAGTAATAAGTTTGAGCGACTTTCAAGGCTTGTTTGTAGACCATTTTTTTATACTTCTCATACATCATATCTTTGTACAACTGTCGAACTTCCATTAGTGCTTCTCCTCTCAAATTGTTCTACATCTCTATGACGGTTGACTTCCTGAACTCCCCGTCTCGGACGAGCTTGACAGCAAACTTCTTGTCCGCAATCTCAATCATCTCCTCCTCGTGTGTAACCATCACGACTTGGAGCTTCAACCTAGACGACAGCTTTCGAAGCATCTCACCGGCCTTGGGCTGTAGGTCCTTGGACAGGTAACGGAACGGCTCGTCTAGGATCACTAGCCTCCTCGTCTTCCCCAGGGACCAAACAGCCAGCCTGAGTGCAAAGGCGACAACATCCGATACACCACCGCCGGCTGAGGTCAAGGGATCAATCTCAATGTTATCGCGGAGGAAGCAGAGACGGGCTTCTGTCTTGCCCCTCTTGATCTCGAAGATGACGCGGAAGTCGTACTCCCCAGGGAACACGGCATCAAGGGCGAGCTGAACGATGTCCTCAATATGGTACCGAAGCTGCTCCTGTGTCTCCTTCGCCACCTGCTGGATGAATGCCTGAGCCTCTTCAATCGAGATCAAGCGGACGTCGAGATCAGCTTTCTGCTTCTCCAGGTCTTTGGACTGCTTGAGCAAGAAGGCTCGCTTCCCCTTCAACTGTTCGAGCTCCCGGGCATACTGGCCAACCGCATTGACCAGATTAACGTCAATGCTCATACCGTCGCCCAGTCATAAGCCTTGTCGATCTTCTCGAGGAGAACGCCGACACGCCGCTCGCCTTCTACGATCTCTTCGTCCAAGGACTTAACCTTGGTCTCGACGGCTTCCTTGCTGTCGCACTGGTACTCGTCCTTCCAGCGGCGTTTGATGTTCTCCATCGCGCCTTCGGCCCTGGCCTTCTTCTCCTTCAGGATACCAATCTTGCGTTTCACCTCAGCAACATTATCAACAGATAGCATCTTGATCCCCCTTGCTTCTTGTAAATCGACCAGATATGGAAATCTTCATTCTAGTCTCCTGAGAAAGTTTCTTCCCCTTGTGTGATAAAGACATTCGCTGTCTAGCTAAATCAGAATGATGAATGCCTTTACGACTCTCTGCAATATGATTTCGATGTTCAGTTGATTTCGATATACCTTTACTACTAACGGACATCTTCTTTTTCGTTTCATCAGAATGCTTTTTGCCAAGTTGTGCTAAACGCAACTTTTGCTTAGTTTGCTCAGAAGGATGGTATTCCTTTCTTGAACTACGTAACTTTTCTCTTACTATCTCAGTTGACTTTCCTCCTCCCTCACCTCCCAATTTCATATTGTAACCAAACTTCGGATCGAAAGACTTATAAAACTGAATCCACCAGCGTTCCTTGTCATTCAAATCCTTCGTCGAGAATCCCTTGTCTATGACTTGCCAATCAAAGTTTTCAAGACCATACTTTCGAAGAGCTCGATGAAAGAAATGAGAACTATTATTACTAACAGCTTCCCATTCATGATCATATCTACGTTTCTCTAAACTGAAAATAGTTTGTCCAATATACAACTTTCCATTTATCTTACACAATGATTTATAAATTATCACTTCACGGCCCCTATTTCTTCAATCATTTCCTCGAGAATATCCTTGGTCCCCTGGGCGAGGGCAGGCATCTTCTCACGGAGGTTGTAGACAAAGTCCAGGGACATCTCCGCGCCCTTCTCCAAGGAGGAGACGAAGGCCTCGATGCGATCATCGCGCTCCTTCTCCTTTGTGATGTGCTCATTTGAAACCTTGCCAGGATCGGGCACTTTCACGAACTCAATTTTGCCCCCTCCTTCAGTATCCAGAACGTAAAAACCGGGTTCGTAGTCGATCAGATCGGCGGACTGACGAAGCAGACAACCAGGATTAATCACATAGCGTTCGCCGCGCTGGACGACGAAGTGCCGGTGATTGTCTCCCAAACAGATGTAGTTGACGTTCGGGAACCTGTCCAGGAGATCATCGGCTAGGACACCCTCGTCCGTGGGGGGCATATCTGCTGAGCTCTCGAAGGTAAGCTGGTGGAGGAAGAGGAACTCAGTTTTCTCCTCGTAGATTCTCTCTTCCAGCTTCCCGAATGGAATAGTCAAACCACGATCCCCAGCATCGATGATGTTACTCTGCTTCATCGCCATCGCGGCACAAAGGTTACCGAAGGACGAGCGATCGATATACTCCATGGAGTGATACGGGAGATCGTGCTGACCAGGGATAATGAAGATGTCTTCGCCGAACTCAGCTGCCTCTTGGAGGAACATTGTGATCAAACTCGGATGGATGTGCGAGCGGTGGCAGATATCGCCATCAATCGCTACTTGGGCGCCGATGCTCTTCGCGTAGGCGAAGACGAAGTGGACGGCGTCCCGCTGGACCCCGAACCAGTCGGAGTCGTTACGGCAGACAGGCAGATCGTCGCGCAGGTGCCAATCGCCAGTGATTACAAACTTGCTCATCTCACCACCACCCTACTACGCGACCAACCAGCGTAAGCATTATCCCAAACTCGAGAATTGTCCGGATGATGGTCACATAATTGACCTTCTCAATCCGCACCCTCCCTCTCGTAACGACGGTCAGCCCGAGTGCAATCAATTCTAGCCCCAAAACGATGAATGCGAAGATCTTCATACTGTCTCCTTCACCTTGCCCGTGCCGTTGCAGAGGGGGCAGACATCCGGAAGTTCTGCCTCGAGCGCTTCGATCTCCTTGTCGACCGCGGCGACACTGCCTTCCAAGTCGGAGTAGTCACTTACGGATTCCCTGAGCAGAGCTACCGTCTTGGTGGCCTTGGCGATGCTCTCTTCCGTTGAGGCTACGGCTTCCAGTTGGGTATCGATGTCCGGCACGTCGCCGATCTGGTCGAGAAGCTGCTGGGCGACCTTAAAGGAGTTCAACGTCTCCTTCAACTTCCCCTGCTGGTCCCTGGCCTTAGCGACTGCCACCTGGTGAGCTTCGACCTTGGAGACCATCTCCTCGATGGCCCCGATGTCGGGCAGGCTCTGAACATCATCGCAGGCGCCCCGGAATCTATCCAAGGACGCCTGCAAGTCGTCGAGAGCGATCTGCTCGTTAGTCATCATTCGTCCGAGCTCTTGAAGCTCTTCAACGTCCGACTCGGCAGAACCGGTGTCAGACAATACCGATTCTTGCTCGGCGGCTGAGTACTGGACGAGAAGACTGGCTAGGGTCTCTTTCGTCTTCCTCGTCTCGCCGACTGCTACTACCAGGGTGTTGGCCTTGGAGATCAGGGCTTCGGTGTCGTCGATCCAGTTGAGCTTGGCGATCTCTTCCAAGACGCGAGTCAGCTCCAGGGCTGCGGTCTCTCCTGCGTTCTTCGTCGCCCGCTTCTTCTGTTCGACCAGGGCGAGGAGCTTGTCGATGTCGTCCAAGCGGATCGTCCGGTTGAAGATGCGAGCAACTTCTCCGGCTGAGTCGGAGAGCAGGAAGTGGGGGTCGAGCTGTCTCTGAATGTTGATCTCCGTGATATTCAGAACACGCTCTACGTCCGGTGGAACATCGCGGCCTACGGCGTCGAGGGTCTTCCCTTCGACTTCGTACTGGTTCAAGTCCTTGGTTCGGCGGCGAATTACCTTCATCCCGTCGTCGTAAATAAGGGTAACTGCTGTCGCCGTTTTCAGCGTTCCCTTGTCTGTCAGGTTCCAGTGAGAAACGAAGCCAAGGCCGTCCGGCTTGTTCTGGATGAGCCAGAACAGAGCGCGGAGAACTGCTGACTTGCCGTTGTCGCTGGGACCTAGGATAACGTTGACACCGGGATTGAGCTCCAACCTCGTTGACTCGTGCGATTGGAAATTGGAGATTTCTAGAACATCAAGCATTAACACCCCCCAACAGACTTAGCAGAATTAAGACAATCCCTTATATACGTGGACAAGTTGTTATTGCGATTGTCTATCCACCACTTAGCAGACGCTTCTTGTTCAAGTTTTTTCCTCAATTCAAGGGCCTTTTCGTAGAATAACTTATCGTTTTCATCTTTGGGGACATACCCAACAATCACTGTGTTGTAACGGCTAGAAAGAGCATTCTTCCGAATCGACTCAGCCCACAAGATCTGTTTTTCGCTGCCGACTAACTTAACAAGCCCGGATTCTGCATTGTCCTTTGCCGCTTGCTCATTAGCAATTCTTTTTTCTTCCTCTTTTTGTTTGCGAAAACATTCTGGGCAGATTCCCCGCTCCATCCATTCAACTCTCTTTTCACGATCAGAAACCTTCCCGAAAAGTTCCACTCCCTCTTGATGCCCACAAGAATAATTAACAGAATACTTACCCATTTCCAAACCTCCTGAGTCGACGCCCTTTGTCGTCCGGCACTTATATTTAATTATAAGCCCTCCTTGAAAAAATGTCAACCATTTTTTATTATTTCTTATCTGCCTCCTCCTTCCTCTGGAAAAGCGCGAAGGCAAGAGCGAAGGGGGCGATCAAATCGACGAAGACTGCGGGGAAGACCGAGAAGTAAAACTGGAGCATATCAGCCTGGATCTTGTTCTTGAACAACTTTGCCACCCAGACGAAAAAGGACGCCGTATTGATCGTTGTCTCCTGGATCGCTCCTGGACCCTTCGCTTCAGCCAAATACTTCGCCTCAGCTGCCTGCTTCGCCAACAACTGCGTGTTCAGAGTGCTCAAAACCCTGTCGATCTTATCCAGCTGAGCCCTAATACCTGAAAATCCCTTCGGATCAACTTCCTTCCTCTCCGTGTCGTAGGAATCGAAGAGCTTTTGATAGACGACTCGCATCGACTGCTGAGCCTTGATCTGATCGCTAATCTGCCCCTCCTGCTTGACGAGTAAATCATAGCCAGCGCGAGCCTGAGTAGTAGCAGATTCTGCTACGATCGTGATGTTCTCTGTCTTGACCCGCTGGTTGTACTGCCCAGCAATCGTCGACATCATTGAGAACGCCAAGACGGTGATGAACAGGACGATGAACCCTGTGGCCATCAACCACCTCTTCACCCCGATGAGGAGCATGACGACCTCGAAGGCCATCGTGGAAAAGATGACCATGATCGAAGCCAGGAAGATCGCCAAGAAGGGTGGGATGTACTCGAGAAGCCAGACCGAGGTGTAGTAGATCGAGACACCAATCGCGCCGAGTCCGATAACGCCCAGGATAAGCCGCATCGCCATCAAGACCCAGGTCGACTCCTTAGAGCTCTTGACCCCCATGACCCCTGACTCCGGTGGAGCTTGTGCTGCCCGCTCTTCTTCGCCCTCAGGCTTCAATCCCTCGACTGGTCCGCCATCAGGCATCTTGTACCGGGAGTAGTTCCTTTTCAAGAAACCTTCGTGAACGAGGATGCGAAAAACTTCAAGCATCTTGTACTCGGAGACCCGAAACTGCTCTGCCATAGTCTTGATGGAGGGCAAGCGCTTGTTCTGCTTGTAAGCCTCGAGAAGAAACGCCCTGACCTCCGCCATCGGAATCCCCTCGATCCCATTCTCCTGCTCACTCACACTATCCCTCCTACTTTTTCAGCATCTCGAACAAGCCTCGGAGATCGCAACCTCGGAGATCCTTCTCGACCAGGCCGAGGTCAACGGCATCGAGCTGATCCTTGAAGTCGTCGTAGTCCTTGTACCCCCGGTGGATGATGTCCATGAGGATGTTGATGATCGACGGGATGTAAGCTCGGCCAGGGAACTGGTCGCGCTTGGCGTACTTGGTCAGGCGCATCAAACTGGACAGGGGGTACTCGGAATGGGTGTACCAGGTTGACTCCATGGCATGGGACTTGACCCAGTCGTCCGTGTAGTAGATCTGGATGACTTCGACGTAGTTCTCGTCCTTGATCTCGATCCTGGCACCGATCTGGATGTGGGCGAAGTCGAAGGACTGAACCAAGTACTCGAGGGCTCGGTGCTCGTACCAGCAGAACTGCACCTTCGTCCCGTTGTCGGCTAGGAAGGTGTCCGCGTTCTTCGTCCTGGCCAAGAGGCCGGGGGCGTTCACTTCCTTTATGGAGTCGAAGTCGTAGGAGAAAACGGGGAACAAGTCGATGTCGTGAGGGCTCTCGCGGTTCAGGCAATTGCCTGCCACGTAGGCCCTCTTCACGCCTCGCTTGAACAGCCAGGCGATGGGCACTCGGTCGGCTATCCGATCTTTGATGACAATCTCTAAGTCACTTTCCAGATTCATAGTTATTTCCCTCCCGTGTCGTCCCCTCTGCGGGCTGATTGTCAAAATGTTTCTTGATCGCGAGGATTACCTCGACGTTCTTGTCGTTCGCAAAGCACACGTCGGAGTGCGAATAGTTGGACGGGTTCAGCTCTACAAGTTGGTCCAGCGTCCAGGCTAAAAGCTCGCGGTCGGTTTCCTTTGGCGTCGGCCCCTCTGCAGGAGTGGCGAGGGCGGCGCGGGCAACACTGGCAGCCCATTGCGGGTCAAGGGCGTTCTCTACCCACTTGCGATCGCGGATTTTCTCCAGTGCCACCCTCATCTCCTCACCCCTGACCCCGGCCTCGGACATCTGCCTTTGGTAATCGCGGTGGAGCTCCTCTAGCTTGCGCTCAGCCAGATCGGCGCGCTCCTCTAGCTCAATGAGCAATTCCTGTATCGAGTCTGAGCCAGTTTCGACAATATGGCGGACAGTATCTTCTAGGGATTCCGTACCATCGTTGCTTGCTATCTTGCGCACTTCTTGGATCATGTCCCACATTTCCTTTTTGGCAATGCGATCCCATTCATCATAAGGTTCCTCGCCCTGGGCACGGGCCGAGGCGAGGAGGGTCCGGACCCTATGGACGAACTCGGTGCGATGGAATACTCCGGATTCGCCAAGTTGCATGTGTTTTGCTGCCATGTACCCAATCTTAATAGCCAGTTCCCACGCGTCCTGCGCCGCTTCGTCTTTGAGGTGGGCCTTCTTATAAGCTAAACGCAAATCATCACATATTTTCGTCATCTGGTCAGTATTCATACGTCTTCCTCCCTTTCAAGCTCGGCTAGGAGCTCATCTCGTATCTTAGACTGGCGTGCCTCAACTTCACTGTCAGGCTCTTCCCGAGAGACTTCTCGGTCTCTTGATCGCTTGTCCTCGCGTTCCTTCATCTTCATCGCCTCTTTGACCTCAGTCAGACTAGGATCGAGTTCGACCTTGAACGTATCCCGGCACCACTTGACGAAGTAATCCCAGGTGCCGTTGTTCAGGCCGAAGTTGCCGATGGTCCACTCCTTCCACGTCTTCGAGTACTCGTCAATCACGCCCAAGAAGGAGTCAAAGTCGGAGAAGCGAGTCTGCCAGGGCGTGACTCCGTCAGTAATGTAGTAATTGTACACCTGGAGATCAGAAACAGTCTTCCGATACCACTTCAGCAACTTCACCGCCTTCAAGAGGAAGTCCTTCTCCGACCAGTCTGCTGGTTTGTGCTTGAGGATCATCGCCCGGTCGTCACCTGCGAGATCAGCCAAGTCCTTGTTCGCCCGATTGATCTCGACTGGCTCGTGGAAGCAGCAAAACAGAAACCAAGACTTCTTCTGCTGAGAGTTATAGAAGAAATCCTGGATATACTTAGTCAGGATACTCTTCTTCTCCGGCTCGTAGCCGACCTTGCGCATCAACGCGAACCGCTTGGCCGCCCTGCGAACCAGAGGCTCAATGGCTCGTCCCTCGAAGTAGTTCAGGTCGATCTTCTCCTTCGTCATCCACTCCTGGTCGAACTCGTAGGCGTGGGCAAAGGCCTTGGGATCAGGGAGGAGGGTGAGGAAGCGTTGAACTTCCAAGTACAGCTTCGCTACTGGCTTCCCTTCCTCGATCGGTCGGTTCGTGAATTCTCCCGCAGGGAGGACTTCCAGGAACAGCTGCTTCATCTCTTCCTTCAACTCAGGGCTCTTCTTTTTACCAGGAGGAGAGTTAGACGCTTCAGCGTCTGTCGATCTTACTAGATCGTATTGTTCTAATATGTTCTGGTCTTCTATGCTCTCATTCTTCAGTACGAATCTCGATTTTTCCTCTGTTGTAATCGGGGGATTTTCGCTATCAGAATATTTCTTTTTCCGCAAACTGGCATGTAGCTTTGAATGGTCAGAAACAGTCATCTTCTGCAAGTTCGACAGCTCATTGTTCTCGTGATTCAAGTCCTTGTGGTGGATGCAGCAACGGCTACCTGGATAGATTGGATCCTCTGGATGAGCAGAATTCCAGACATTCCAGGCAATGCGATTGTCGTTGGATAGTTCTTTTTTGGCGTCTTCATCCTCTTCGTCTGAGTTGTTGATGATCTCGACGATCTTGTCATAGTTGAGTTTGTACCAGTTCTTGGGGGGCTGCCCACGGCGATGAATTGTTAGGACACCCAGCGACTCGAAGGCTTTGATGTGAAGATAAATCTTGTCTACTGAGTAAGCAAGGCATTCCTGGATATCGGATACCAAGAAGTAGAACAGACCATCACTCGACAGCATGTGAGAAACAGCGAGGTCATTCTCCTTCTTTATCAATTCCGAGAGGAGCACGGCTTGAGATGCTCCCAACTCTTTGATGAATTCTTTTCGCACGCCGACGAAGTTGCCCTCGTTCAGGATCCTTCGGTACAAGGACTCACTCATTCTCCCCTCCTGGGTAGACGTTCCTGTCCATATCTATTATTGGTCTCAGGAGGGGAGAGTTTGAAAAACTACACTCTCGTACCATCGAACTTCTTCTCAAGCTCAGCGATTCTTAGTGCCTTTGTGTCCACTAGTCTGAAGGCTGAGTACATCCGCCCCTTCGCCCTCTCCTGCCTGGCCCGGTATTGGAGAAACTTCTGTCCCCAGGAGCCGTACCGATCGGCGTAGCGGGTGAACTTGCGGTGTAGCTTTGCCATCTGGGGGAGGTTGTCAGTAGACAGCTGGTCCCAGATGTCGAACCAGGCGTAGTTCCAATGCGAATCCCGAGGGGGTTGCCAGGTTAGGATGTCAGCCTGGATGAACGTGATCTTGCCCGGGTACTTCTCGAACCGGGCGACTTTCTCTTCCTTCTTCTTCATCTGGAGCTCGATGCGAAGCTCGGCGAGCTTCTGCTGCTCCCTCGCCAGGTTCTGCTCGATGGCGAAGATCTGGTCTTCGATGTTATCCATATCCTACTCCTTGGCAGGGATGCCGTTCACGGCGATGACCTCGTACAGATGGAAGACATATTCGCCGCGCTGGAATTGAGCCGTTCCCAAGTATGTCTCCTCGCACTCCTCGTACATGTTGTGCCCGGTTCTGTAGACGTGGAAGAACCGGCGCTCCATCATCGGAGTATCGGGATCGACTTCGGCCCAGACACAAAGGCTTTCGTCCTGGTTCTGGACCTCGAGGATCTTCGCCCCCGTGGGCATCGACACCTCAGTGAAGTCCAGGAATGGAATTCGGTACTTGAAGATCTTCTTCACTGCTTTTCTCCTCTTATCATCTCGATTTCTTCTGCCTCGGTGATCTCAGGGATCGTCTCGAGGAGCTTTCCTACGCGTTCTTGGTATGCTTCGGCAGACTCACGGTCGCTCAGATCCTGACCGGGCATGAACCGGGCCCGACCTGGCCAACTGTTATCCATGGTATCTCCTTGTGCCCGGACTGGCTACCGGGCTGCTATGTTACAGACCCCAGTCGATTGGGTGTACTCACCGCTTATGCAACATACTCCACTTTGAGGCTCTCCCATTCGGCGGTGGGGAGTTCCACGATTTCGTAGCCAATCTGCTCGATCTGGAACTGCCGATCACGGTTGTCGACGGACTTGGCTAGGGCGGTGATTGAGTTGACCAGACCCCATCGTGAGGTGTCGCCCTCGGCGATCAGGTTGACCATGATCCCCTCGTTCTCCTTCTCAGAGAAGCCGAAGCGCTTCGTCACGTTCTCGACGACGCGCACAGGGTTGTCGATCTTGTCCTCGGTGATGACCCGGAGCTTCTGGACCTGTTTCTCGAAGATATCCTGGGTGAGGGTGTGCTCGAAGATGTCACGTAGACGGAGCTTGAAGGCCTCAATCTCGGCGACGAGAGTGTCCCGCTTATAGATGTTCATCCCCTCGACATCCTCGGCGATCCTCTTCCCGACGTGGTAGCGGCTGACCAGGGACTGGCCGACGAGACCGTTGGTGCAGGCTAGGCGCCAGATGAGCGTTGAGACGTCCACAGCGCCGTAGCCAACCTCGCTGTTGGAGAGTGTGACACCGGCCTGGACAACGTCCCCGGCCTTAATCTCGGCGGAGAGGCCGGGGAAGATGATCTGAACATACATCTTCGTGTCCGTGAGGGCCAGGCTGGCGACCTTGATGTCCGCAAAGTTACGCATGATTGGGAGGAAGGACTCCATGACTGTAAAGTTGTCGAAGGGGACAAACTTGTCAGAGAGGAAAGCCCTGCCTGTAGTGTCTAAGGTACGGACGAGCTTGCGGTCGGCCGGTGTGTGACCAAGCCAAGCGTTGACGTTCTGGGCGCGAAGGCCAGGGATAGTCTCCATAGCGTCGTAGTACCGTTTCGGGATCGCCAGCTTCTCGGAGATTTGCTGATGGGAGACAGAGCTGAGACTATACGAGCCAGTCCCGGTAATGACCAGTGACCGGTCATCGTCAGCCATTTTCATCGCTCCGTGAGGGACGATAAAATCCTGCTTGGTCTTCTCGATGCGCTCAATCTCAGTAGCGAGCGCTTCCATATTGGGGAAGTTACCTTTCATGTCCTTACTCCCCTTTCTGCGAGGGGGCTGGGTCGAAGATGACCTCGAGACCCTTTTCCTTGGCTTCGGCCTCGGCAGCCTTGACCTTGTCGGAGCCAGTCTTGCCGATGTACTCCCAGCCCTTGGGTGGCTCAACGCGGCGGAACGCCTCGCCGTTCTTGTAGTTGCGGATCGTGCCGAGTGGGTAGCCCCTCGGCTTCTTCTCGGTCACGAACTGCGCCTTGGCGTCCTTCTCATCGCCCTCAGCCTTTCCCTCGAGAGCCTCGTCGTTCTGATCCATGATCTTCTCCTTGTCAATATGGCTTTTCCCCTTCAGTCTGAAGAGGTACGCAGGAGTGCAAAGCAGTCCTTTCTCGCGTAGGAGCTGCAACGCTGTCCCCTTGGGATAGACTCCCGCCCACTCAGTCCTGAGCAAGAAGGTGTCCTCGTCGACGTTTTTCCACTCAGTGGGTACGTCGATGTAAGCTCGTTCAATATTCATCTCTTTTTAGATATGGCAATCGACAACAGTGATAAGCGTATCGTCTGGGAGCTCGTCGAAGAGCTTCGTGAACTCGACATTCCAGTCCTGCTGCTCCTTCTCGTTCCCGACGTATCCCCACCAGCCCATCTCGCCCTTCTCATACCACTTGCCGTCCTTGACGAGGGCGAAGGGGACGATAGCGGCGTCGCGGGCGACTCGGACGTACTCCTCCTCGGAGATCTGGTACTCGTCCAGGTTCTCGAAGAAGCCGAAGTTCTCGTGGTCCTTCTTCGCCACCTCGTCGTACATCTGGACCGCCGGCTGGGCGTGGTAAGCTCCGCGAGCGTCGTCGATGGTGATGAGCCCCTGCTCGTGCTCGGCCAGGAACTCTTTCCAGGTCTTGATCTTCGGGACAGTGCCCTCGGCGAAGATGGCTGCCACTCGCTGGTACTGCTGCCTCGCCGTCGCCTCCGCCTCCAGGCGCATGTATTCGACGTCGATGTCGCCCTTCCTGGCCTGGTCAGCGAAACCCTCGCCCTCGTGCTTGGCCGAACCCATGAGGCCGCTGTTGCCCCGGACCCCGGGCTGGAACTCCGGCGTGGGGTTGGAGAACTGCTCGACGACCTTGTCGATCTCCGCGCTCTTGCCCTTGTACTTCTTCAGCACGGCCGCGTACTTGAGGGGTGAGTTCTTCTTCAGCATGGTCAGGTTCGAGATCTCGCCGATCGAGAGACCGGTCTCGCCGATGACCTGCCCGGCCTGGGGAGGAAGGTAGAACTTCTCCTTCAGGCGGAAGTAGCCGGCCCAGCGGCCGCCCATCTGGTACCAGTCCCACTTCGCGTTCTCGTTGTGCCAGTAGCCGTACCGGCTCTTCTCCGGGTCCCTGCCGCTCTCGTGCCCGCACCAGTCCTTCATGTAATCGTCGAAGGTGGCGTAGGTCTCCTTGAACGGGACCTCCCTCTTCTCCAGGTCGGCCGGGACCTCGTGAGTGTTGGTTCCGTGACCGATCTCGCCGGGCTTTCTGAACGTCTCGTCCCAGGGCAGGAGCAGACGACCGTCGGGCATCACCACTCGGGTCGTGCCCTCGTTCTCGTACTTCTGCTTGTACTCATCCTCTTCATCTTTGAAGGAGAGGAACCGCTTGTCCTCGGTTTACTCGTCGTAAGGAGCTAGCTGCTCCTCCACGTTCTCGCCGAAGACCATGACTGTAAAATGTGACATCTTCTACCCCCTTGAGTGGATTTCATTAGAACTCGATTTTCCCGGCTACCCTTAAATAAAACTTTGTGTATCCCCCTCCCAACCATGTCTGATCTTGGTTGCTGTAGAGCACTCCATGATCACACTCATGCTCAACTCCGATCTCAAGAAACTTCCAGTAAACGGCTGCTCCGATTTTGTAGTAATCTTCAAACGGATAGAAAGTCCCGTTAGTATCTACTTCATCAAACATCATAAATGTTTCTATAGATCCCCATACTTTGAAATGTTGTATAACGTCTGCTGAGAAAAAGAACGTAGTCGAGTACGATCCAGGATTATTCATGGACACGCCTTCCGCTCCCTGGGTGATCTCTTGGGAGTTATATGGAAGATACCCAGTTACCAAAGCCCACGAAAATATAAGCCACTTCATCTTTAACACTTCCTCCTTTTCTTCCGATCAGGAATGAGCGAGAGCGAAAGAGGGGAGGTAGTTGTTCCCGCTCTCGCTCGGACGGACCTTCCCCGCCCTGACCTAGCCCTGACTTGCCGTACTAGAATCTATCTCGATAATCTGGTTTCCTGTCGACCAAGAATGCTTCCTCTTTTGCAACAATATAATCTGCGTACCTAGGCCAGGCTGCTTTGTAGCTGGCAACTGAACTCGATGGCAGGTAGATGCATCGTCTCGATGCGTTGCGATCAAATGCAAAGCTGCCCAAAGCTGGCACACGTGTAGCGTTTATCGTGACAGATGCAAGGCTCTTGCAGCCATAGAAGGCGTCGTTCCCAATGCTGGTCACTGAATCAGGAATCGTAATCGATACTAGGCTCTTGCAGCACTTAAAGGCAAAATTCCCAATGCTGGTCACAGAATCAGGGATCGTGACCGATGTCAGGCTCTCGCAGCACGCGAAGGCGTCGTTCCCAATGCTGGCCACGGAATTTGGGATCGTGACCGATGTCAGGCTCGTGCAGAACCCGAAGGCAAAATTCCCAATGCTGGTCACAGAATCAGGAATCGTAATCGATACTAGGCCCTCGCAGCCATAGAAGGCGGTATCCCCAATGCTGGTCACAGAATCAGGAATCGTAATCGATACTAGGCCTTCGCAGCCATAGAAGGCATCATCCCCAATACTGGTCACTGAATCAGGGATGGTGATCGATGTCAGGCTCTTGCAGCACGCGAAGGTGTCATTCCCAATG